ACTTAGCGCCAAGGTATCGGTCATCAAAACTATCGTAACTTGCAGCAGCAGCAGTAGCAGATGCACTGGCAGATGTTGCGCTATTGGTTGCAGACAGTGCGCTTAAACTTGCAGATGTGGCCGCAGACTGAGCAGACAAAGCATTTACGCTGGCACTTTGAACCGCACCAATGTTTGTGGCTACTGTCGTAATGTCAGCACTGATAGGGCCAAGTGCAGCTAGGTCGGCAGTCTGTAAAGCCAGCAATCCAATCTGTGAAGACTGACCAGCGACTGTACTGATCTGTGCCGACTGACCTGCTACCGTAGTAATCTGTGGGCTGATTGGGCCAAGAGCTGCAATGTTTGCAGTCTGTCCAGCAACAGCATTTAAACTTGCGGAACTAAGCGCAGCGACTTGTGCAATCTCAGTATCAACAGCAGCCAGTGCAATAATCTCATCTGCCAGCGGAGCAAGAATTGCCATCTCATCTGCAGCGCCAGCAATCGCTGTGAGCTGTGCAGAGTTCAACGCAGCCACAGTTACTACGCTAGACGATATGCCAGCAACAGTAGTGATGCTTGCTGATATGGGGGCCAGTGTAGCTATGCTGGACGACTGACCAGCGACAGTAACCACCTGAGTATCAATCGCTGCTACCGCTGTAATCTCTGCTGCTATGGCTGCGACATCATCCACATTCGTAGATGTCGGGCCTGGCTCCGGGTTACCATCAACGTCAAAGGCTAGGTACTTACCAGCACGATCTGCCTTGCGTGGCAGTGTCATGTTGATTGATGTCGGATCTGTTTGCGGTGCCTGCAGCGCCCTGGCTAAACCCTCAGAGTTTTGCTGGGCAAAGATCGTTTGCTGGTCGAGCTCGTCGTTTAACGTGTTGGCAAAGAAATCACCACCAGTTACAAAATCACTTGTTCTTTGAATTGTCCGGTTGCCTACAATTGCATACTGAGTCGGCGACGTAGGAGCCAATGCCAGGCCGGCAGAAGTTATGGTTACTGAGCCAGTACCATTAGACGCAATCGTTACCGTGTAATGGGTTGTCAGCGTCAGCAGGACATCATCTTTATAGACGGCAATGTCAGCAGCTGCCAGGATCTCAAACGTGAATGCATAGGGGCCAGCGCCTCCAGCTCCGCTGGGCGCATATACTGCGCGTCTGGTTACATTACTAATCGGCACTGGCATAATTTAATCCTTCCTGTTAGTCATTGTACTAATCAATAGATTCCAAAGGAACCCTGATCGATTGCTGGTATTTACGTTTGGCGGCCTCCTGATTTTTTTGTACTTGTCGAACAAAGTCTGGGTGCCTAACAGCAAATACTGGCGAGGCAATTGTTTCTTCTTTGTAATCTGAAACAATTTGAGCCAGCTTTTGAGCAATCCCCTCGTAAGCGCCAGCTTGCATTTGTTGCACAAGCACCGGGTTGGCCAATTCCGACATCATTGATTGCCGCATATTTTTTCCGTCAATCTGTATTTGGTTCATGTACAACAGCATGTTGGAGTATTCCAAATCATTCATTGAGATATTTGCTATTTTTCTATCTGGCTTAGTCACCGGCATTTTGCCCCTGGCTTTAGCAATTTCTAGCAATCTCCGCTCATCAGAGTCCAGGTCTTCTTCCATTCTGTTAAATGGCAAAATCCATTTAATTGATGAGTTATCGCCAGTTTTAAGTTCTTGGCCCCATAAATTCCTTGATACTGGAAGCATCGACTCGTTATCTTTTTTAACAGTGGCAGATAATATCGGCGTTTTTGCCGCCCAACTACGGAACATAAAATCTAAATATTTGTATTCTGTTGGTAAAGTTGGGTCAATATTTACTTCACGTTTGAGCGGATCAAGCGTGTCTTCAATTTGCTTTAGTAAACCGCTGTATGGCATTGGCACAGGCACAACACCTCCGACCATGCTTTGAGCTGCGTTTCCAAAGAATGCTTTGGTTGCAGCATGTGATGCTTCTGATTTTGGATCGCGTTTTGCCTCTTCAACCATAGTCGCAAATTTTGACATGCCGCTTAAAAATGGCAGCTCGCCAATATATTTAAACGGCAACAAACTGGCATACAACAATAGGTCGTGCCATTCGTCGTCATCCTCTTTGCCATACACCACACCGGTTTCAGCCAGGGTGGCAGCTATTCCCAACATGCCACCAATTGGCTCAAGCCCAGCATAACTATAATAAGCGTCACCTACTTTGCAGGAAAACGGTTGCCAGCCAGTAGTCTCGCGCAAAAATTTGCGGCGCTCTGGATCTGTTGGGCCTGCTCCAGTACAAGTTCCGTCCATTGCTAGATAAAATCCTAAGCCCATAAACGCTGCGCCCTGGGATGCCTTGCCCATTGCCATCTGACGACGAGCTCCGCCAGCAAGATAATCTTCTCGAATTTCTTTAATTGCCATCTGACCAAGAGGAGTTCTAGCCAGCATAGCCTTCTGCGCGTTAATAACTGTTTTGATATAAGGAGCAATAAAAGTACCTATTGGGCCGGCACCCAAATTGTCAAGTTTGTTTCTTGATGACATTAAAAAATTACCAAAGTTTCCAAGGTCAGATTGCAATGAACCTTCAAGTACAGCCTGGTCAATTCGATCTAATACTCTAGCCGTTGGATTAGCAATTTGGCTTGCCATGTTGTCCAACGCTTTGGTTTCGTCTACGCCATTTTTCATAGCTAATAATGCATCTCTAGCAGCTAACCTTCGACCCTCCATGTTGGCTACAAGAGCTTTAACAAACTCATCACCAAACAAGTTTGCCCTGCCTGGCAAGCGTACTGCCTTGCCTAAAAAATCAACAGCCTTTGCCGTTGGACTTTCAGGATCAGCAAATAGCTTTGCGGTAATCGCTGGGTCTGGCACCTTGTCTATATCTTTACCAACCTTATAAACAGGCGCATCAGTCACAAATGCTTTAGCGCCAGCAGCCCATGCTTTTGGCAACGTATGTATAAATGTTGCAAACTCTATAATAGCCTCAGACAAAAATACTTCATCGCTAGAATTACTACCAAATATTGGCGTAATGATTGTTTTGTCGATGGCTTTGCCAGTGGTTGATGCAAATGTTGTGTCAGCAGCTCTAGATAAAGAACCGACTATGTTTGCAAAAAAGTTGCGCTCTGCAGAATTAGTGCTCGACATAAGCCCCATCTGATAGAGCTCTTTCCATACTTTGCCAAGCTGTTGCGTAGTAGTACCGGTTAAATCTACAAACTTTGTTTTTTGCTGTAAATCCAGCTCAAGATACGCATTAGCTAAATTTTTAAGATTTGCTCTGCCACCCATTTCATTAAGCAAATTTGTAATTTGCTGCGGATCAGTAAGACCGACAGTGCCATCAACAGGGAGCCTAAACGATCTTAGAGCTCGCGCAGTTTCAGTCTGCGCCCCTTTATATCTCATTTGAATTGCAGCGTGCGTGGCCAGATGATCGCGCAGCTCAAGTAGTAACTTGTCATCCTCGGTGCCGGCGGGTAAATTTTTGATTTTGTTAGCAAGTGAATCGAGCCTGTTTGCTGACCTTACAAGCAAGTGCCTAGCTGCCACAAATTGTTCAGCATTAAATGTTGTTCCAATTCTTGCGTTTAATAACTCTGGCGCAATGTCTAACCTAGAAGCCATATCCAGCACGGCCTGATCTTTTAATACACCACGTTTTGCTGCGTCTATTTCTTTAGCAAATAGGCTACTAGTTGCATTGATGGCTTTGTCAATATCTTGCTCAGATTGCAGATAGTTAAAATTAAAATCAACCTTATCTACTTCGCTGCCGTATCCAGATATAAATTTGGTTGCGTCATCTTCCGATACCCGGCTAATAATAACGCCAGGAAATTCTGGAAGTGGATCACCCACCTTTTGAGAAGCAGCAATAGCAGATTGCATATCTGCTGTAGTAACTGGTGGCGCTTGTAATGGGTCTGTTAATGTAGCTGCCTGGTTGCCTTTAGTGGCTTCTTTAAGCTGTTTCTTTTGTGGTTTAGTTAGCTTAGTATTTACAGATTTTTCGATGCTTGCTTTGGCATCAATATACGTTAAGCCTTTTTCTGCTGCTTTATCAATCTGTGAAGAAACTTGCACCGCTTGTTTAACGCCCTGCGTTTTTTCAGTAGTAGCTTTAGTTGCAATATCCTCAACTGTTTTTGCTGTAGCCGCATCAGAAACTATTGCAGATTTAGAATCAAACGCTTTTGCAATAACTTTTGCTGGACGAATAAAAATATCAGATAAGCCGGCAACCTCCGTACCTTCCATGCTCGCCTCTTCTGGCGCTAACATAGATTGCTGCGGCTCTTCAATTAGATTTGGTGCCTGTTGTTCGTCAGGCAGTATTGATGCTAAACGCTGCTCAAGTGAGTCGGCCATTATTTAGCTCCTTTGGTTGGAGCCTTACGACCCCTAGTTACTGTTGTTCCTGCAGTTGGCGTAGCTTCTCCGACGCTGGTTGTATTCCCTGCTTCTGCAGCGCCTGTCGATTCTGCTGGAGTTTGACGAGCATTGCGGAGGTTTCTAGCTCCAGCGAGCTCGGACTCGGTGAAGGGGATTCCTCTGGCATTGAGTAAGTTTTTGGCTCCATCTGAAAAGCTCTCCGATCTGGCTGACTTAACGCCTAAATTATAATATAAGCTTTGTTCGTAGTACCACAAAACAGCTTGATTTGCTTGCTCTTCTAATTTTATATTTGACGCAACAGCCCTATTCCATTGCTTCATTATGCCGCGCTCGGCTTCGTTGCGCGGAGTGTCAACTAAGCCCTGCTCACTTAATGGCCCACTTGTAAGCGTTCCTGTATGTCTGTTGTAAGTTCTAGTAAACCATTTGTCTGCTGTTGTTTCTTTTATGCCGTTAAGATTTAAAAAGAAAGCGCCGCCCTTTTCCCCAATAATAAAAGCGCCCATTTTCATGTCAGTGGCTTTGCCTGGAATACCTGGTGTTTTATAAAGTCCAGAAGCCGCTTTCATATCAGCTATTTCTTTTACTGTGTGCGGAGTCAATAGCCATTCGGCATACTTATCCATGCCCATTCTTTTAATCATGTAGTCATGCAATTTTAATTGCTGTTCCATGATTGGGCCGGTTGTGCCTCCCCACAGCTTCCCATTGTCTGGATTGCGAGATGCCATTTGCCCGGTATTCATTAAGTGTTCCGTAATGCGAAGTGCAACAGGCCAATTTTCGCCAGCTCGTTTGTTGTAACTAGTAGACGCAGCAAATGCAGTTGTCATTACGCGAAGTGGCTCATCAGTTGCAAGCTCTGGAACAATTTTCGATCCCAGCATAAACGCCTGGTGAACGTCATCTTCATACCAAGTAGCACCACTAATTGGCTGAGACATTTGATACTCAGCTTCAGCGGTAGCTGAATCAACCATTTTTGCCAAATCTTTTGGGTTAGTAGGATCTAGCTGTTTATTTTTATTTAATGCAAGCTGTGATTTTTCTAAAATAACACCAACATCATTAACAGTAATTGTTCCCTTATCACCAGTTCCTTGAAGATCAACTCCCGCTAAACGAAGCGCAACAGATGGTGCGCGTTGAGCTTGCGGTAAATAAATCTTGGAATCTGGATTAGCTGCAACAGTTTCAATTGCTTTTGGCAATTCAGTTTTTGGATTAAATTTTCCAGGCACGACATCCATAATCATTCCAGCTTTACGCAAACCAGTTTCGATCACATCAGCAGCAGCTGGTGCTAATTCCTGCGCAGCTTTTTTGCCATATTTAACAGTACCAGCCACGCCAGGTATTAAACCAAGCGCACCTCCTACGCCTTCAATTGCTGCAGTTTTTATATCGCCACGTTCTGCAGCTTCTTTTGATTTACCTAGCAAAATGGCAGCTTCTTCACTTTGCAGGAAAGTGCCAAGAAATGGAACAAAATCAGCCAAACCTAAATTTGCAGGCAAGCGGCTACTTGTGCCACCAATAAAAGACTCAACTCTTTCCCTAGCTTTGTACCTATCTGCGCCGAGGTTTACCAAACTGTCAGTCAAAAATCCGGCAAGACGTTGTCTATTTGTTGGGTCTACTGCCTTTGCCTCTCCAGTTGCGCCGTAACCTTTTGGGGCATCTGTGCGTGTATCACTTGGGCCGGCAGCCAGCTGCATACCTTCTAGGCTAGGCTCTGCTGGTTCCTTTACATCTAATCTTCCAATAGCAATCATTTCACCGTGCGGAGCACGGTAATAAATTCCTGGGCCATCGTCTGTATCTTCAGTTGTAAAAGCTGGATCTCCGTTTGCAGCAAGCTCCAATAAACCTTGACGCACACCAGGCGTTGAAAAGTATTCGTCAAAACGATAAATATCATCAACTGTTGTTTGCTTCGGTTGAATCATTTAGGGCCTCCAGCAACACTCTTGAGCGCATCTTTATGTTTTTTAATTGCATCACGCGCCATGTTTATATCCGTCTGACTACGTTTTGCAGTTACTGCTTTGGTAATGGCTGCTTCAACAGCAGCGTCATTTGCTAAATCAACTCCTTGAAGTTGAGGCACCGCTAAGATAGCAACATCTTTTTGCTTGTTTGCCTCAAAAGTAAATGAGCGGCTCATAAGTGGTTTGACGCCATTAGCAAGACGTTCACCTTCTGCGCGGATCTCTGCCGGTGTAGGCAAAAAGCCTTTGCTAGTTGGCGTGTTTGAAAACCTCAGAAGAGCTGCTTCCTGCTGCGCAATGGTTTCTGTAGCCATCTTTCTACCTTCTGCAGAATCAAATTGCGGAGGCAAGTTATCAGACAACATATTACCTGCGCTACGGATCAGTTTTGAACCATAAGCAATGTCATTGTTTGTGTTGCCAATCTCTTTTGCCAAAGATGCTTTGTCTGATTTTGATAACGGCAGTCGAGCAATCTCTTCTGGTTTAAGCAAACCAGCACGCGCTTTTTTGCTTGCTTCAGAAAGAACTACATAATTTGTTTCTTGATCTCCTGGTTTGCTTTGCTCAGCAATCCAATTACGCGCTGTTTTAATTTTGTCAGGACTAATAGGAAGATCTTTCATCTTATTAAATAAAGCCTGCATTTCTTTAATGTTTGTACTGCCATAAATCTCTCTTTCAATCTTATCGCCTTCAGCAGCAGAGTCAACAAATGACAATTCAATTAGTTGTTTTCTTTCTTGCGCCATTGCCGCAAATTTTTTTTCTGTGTCGCGCAAAGTGTCGATGTCGTTTACCTTCATCCAAACAACAAGATTACTAATATTTATGTCTGATTCTTTTCCTAAAAAACCAGCCCTCAACATTTGTATAGTTTTTCTTGGATTTGATAAATATTCATCTTTGCTTAATTGTTGCAACAAAACATTTTGACGCGCAGCAGGTAGTTCTTTTTTTAATCGTTCTTGGTATTCTTTAAAAATTACAGGGCCATGCAACGCGGCTGCGTCTAACACATTTTTGGTTAAAACATCAGCAAACATTGGAGCAAATTCAGGTTGATTTCCTACTGCTATTTCATAAATTTTAAGCCTGTTGTCTGCGTCTGCTCGAAAAGCAATTAACTCCTTTTCATTGTTTTTCTTTGATTGCGCGTCTAATGCTTGTTTATAAACAACATGTCCTTCTGATGTCATTGATGCTTCAAATTTTAAAGCAGCTTCTCCATTTGCTTTAGCAATAGATTTTGTATAACCAGAAATCATCTGGGTAATTTTTTGTTTTGCCGCATCTGGGTTAATTTGCCCGCTTGCAACTTGTGAAGCAATATCAACAATAAAATTACGGCCTTCTCTTTCAAAAGCGTGTGAGAATTGGAAAGATTGTGCTTTTCTAACAGCTTGATCAAAAAAACTAAAATTACCTTTTGGAACTAAATTAGTAACATCACCTTCACGCGCAGCAAGCATTTGTGCTTCTGTTGGAGGGTTATCAATAACGTATTGCAATCCCTCTTCTTGTCGCACTTGTCCAGCTACTAAATTGACGCTATTTGCCATACGGCCTAGAGCTTCTGCATAGGCTTGTGAACCAGAGGCCTCTTGACGAGCCGCTGTCATATAATCAATTGGACGATCAACCACTCTCTCTACTGGAGAGCCTGCCACTTGTCTAATCTGTATTTGTCCTGATTGCAGCCTGGTTGCCATATCGTATCCTTACGTTTTCATAGTTTTGTAAGCATCGAAGCCACCCTGAATTAGTGTCTGCGTCGCCATTAAACCGCCTGTTTGACGCGCTGCCGATCCTGCTTGTTTGTATTGAGCAGACTGCTGACGAGCAGCAAATAAGTTTAATGTATCTTGTAATTCAGCTGATTGAATCATTGCAGTCGCATCCTCAAAACCTAAAACGCGAGCTGTTAAAGCATTTAAATCTGCAACACCAACATCAAACATCGCTTCTTGTACGTTTTGTAATTGGATGTTTTCTGCTGATCCACCAGCATAATCAATACCAGCTGCAGCAGCTCTTGCGCGAATATTTGCATTTGTTGCTCGTAAATTTTTTTGTATTGTATTGCCAGCAATTTGGAAATTCCTAGCTTCAATATCAGCACGTTTTAACAATCGGCCAGCTTGGATGTTGGCATATTGTTTTGAATACTGCGCATTAACTTCTGCGACAGCTAATGTGTTTCTTGCTTGCAGCAGGTAACCTGTTTGTTGTTGAATAGCTGCAGCTTGCTGCGCTTGGGCTTGGCCATAGGCTGCAATAAATCCAGCAGCTCCTAGTGTTTGTCCTTCGGTTGGCATTGGCATTGTTATGTTCCTGAATAAACTGCGATTCTATAATCAAGGCCTAGCAAATTCATTTTTAACGGCAGATTTTGTGATACTTCAATTGCCTGCTCGTTACGATAGCCAAGCACTCCATTAACGCGTTTAATCCCTGTAAACGTAGGCACAGCCAAATCAAGCAAAGGATTATCAAGCGCCCTTGTAATCACCGGTTGATCGTTCATCAACATGTGCTGAGTATCTTTTAGTACTGCACTAATTTCTACAATACGCTTTTTAAACGATACCCGGCTACCTGTTTGTAACTTGATCTCAACCGGCATAGTTTTAACGTATACAGTAATCGGCAAGCCAACTTCATAGCTGGTTGTTGATTCACGATCAAACGTCACAGCGCCACCAACGCTAACTGTTTCATTTGATTGTGGCACGCCATCGGTAATCACATTAAGCGACTTACCAATGTGCGGCAAGCCACTGCCAACGCCACCAGCTGATGCGCCCACAAATGCGCAATCTGTATATAAGTCGTCTTTGAACTGCTCAATAAAATACCTTGTTGTGCCATTAAACACGCGCTTGGTAATTACATAAATCTGCGTTATGTCTACGCCCACATCAATAAATTCACCGTCAGTAGTAAACTCGCTTGGCGATGTAATTTGCTGGCTACGCATAATCGAGAATATAGCCATGCTGCCATCGGTAGTGTTTGTCATCAGCAACAGATCTGATTCATCTGTGCTTGATGCTTTGCGCAATGCAATCCGCTGTGGGCTTTTAAGTAGATGACCGGCCAGCAATGATATACGCTGCGTGATGTATGTCAGCTGCGTATCCGAGAACACGAACTCATTAAGTGATTTGCCTTGGCGCTGGATGTAGACAGAGCCAGACTCAACTGATTGCACCCGCGTGCCAGGCTTAGATCCATTTCTGCTGACATTCTTAAACGTGAACGTCAGCGGTGTGATTGGGTCTGTTCCCTGCTGCGGCACATAAAATTCACCGCCAGTAGTAAAGACCTGGAAGTCACGCGAACTAACAATATCAATAATGACGTTTAGATCATTGGTATCTAGGGTCGCTTCGACAGCATCATCATCAAGTGATTCGTTTGGTACAAAGTCAAAAAACAAACCGATCTTGCTACCCCATACCGTAGACGGTCTAGACTTGCTGCCACCAAAATATAAGCGCCCTTCGTGGAATGTCACAGTGCGTGGATAGCCTCTAGTGCTTGACCATACATCTTCATAACCGTGCTCAATTTCCCAACGTGTAGCAGCAATAGTTGAACTATCAAAAAATGGGTACTCAGTAATAGCCTCAACTACTGTGGCTGATACATAGCGCACAATACGAGCTCGACCTTGAGGCACTACGTTTACATATTGATTAACTGAATCAGTTGTCCAGCTGGTAATGCTGTAAGTGCTTGTGCTATTTGGAGCAACAGTCCACGCACGATCAACAGTAGCTACCTTAGTAGATCCAACATAATCTTCAATAATACGTATTTGACCAACACCTGCGCCACCAGTAATCGTTATATACAGACCATTGTAATAATCATCTGTTGAATTAGATGCTGATTTAAGAGTGATAGTTGAACTGCTACCAGCTTGCGCCGTACCAGTATCATGTTTTGCGCTGGTAGTAGTTAAAGTAATGTTACCGCTTACCGCAGACGGTGTAAGCGTTTCTGAATTGTTTATGTGTGAGTCTAAATTAAACGCATACTTAGGCACGCTATCAAAGGTAATGTTTGTTGCTGTCCATACCGTATCGCTTGTTCTGGTAATTCTTACCGGCTGCATATCAGGATGCACCGCAATCAATGTATCCGCTGATTGAGTCCAGCACATATCGTCAACAATAGTGCTGCCGATGGTTGTTGTCAGGTATGGGTTTCCGCTGCCGTTGATGTTTGTTTGTACGACACCATTTTTGATGACATACATTCTGTTATGCGTAAACACAAGCATGTAGGAATCATCCACAGAGAATTGGAATGAAACCATGCGCACGCCATTGCCTGCAGACTCTGTGCTGGTGTTTGGTAATTCATAAATATGCTTCAAGCCAGGGCGACGACGCAGCCCACCCTGCGGCTGGATCAGCACATTAGTAGCTTTAGACAAAGCGTTAGCGTATGCCTGCAGATCCACGCGAGCACGCAGCAGCGGATCTAATTCGCCAGTGCTAAAGTTTGTGGTGAAGTCTACAAAACGAGGCATTAGTTCCTCACTGCTATTAGTGTGTAATCTTCAATCGCTCTTGTCGGTTGACCCTGCGCATCAATCTGCGTGGCTGTACGGAAAAATCCACCTCGACCATTCTCAGATGGATCACCTACTGCTTTACGCTCCCAGCGCAGTGATTTGTCTTGCTGCTCAGTAATCGGCTCGGCTAAGTGCCAAGCCATCATGTACTTCATTAGCTGCACAAAATACTGTGGCCAGGCAAATTCACCAGCCGAGTATTGATAATCTATAAAAACAGATTCAAGGTTTGCCAGCATTTGGTCGCCTTGGATCTCCCAATCCTTTTGCACTGATGCGCCTGGATTGGCGCTCTCATACACAGCGCGTGGATTGGCTAACCTATCACCTGGTAGCTGATAAGCATATTTCCAAACTGAATTTGGTGTTGTAAGCAGTCGTGCTAATTGTATTTTCTTGGTGTTGAATGACCAAGGATACATGACCAATGTCGAATCACGCGTGTCTGGATACAGACGGTCACATGCGTTTGATTCATCAGTACCATCATTAAATGACGATATGGGCTCGGCACCCAGCAGAATCAATGCATCAGCACAAATTGAAACACCAGTATCGCCTGAAGCCATTAGAACCCCTTAACGTAAGAAAGGGCCGGCCTTATAAAAGACCAGCCCTCAACACTACAGTACCGACAGGTTAGTCGCCGTCGGTGGCCGACA